GTTCGCCTTCACCAGTACGTCAGCAACGCGACTCATGTTGTTCATGTTCGCGATCGCATCACCCTTGATCGTGAGACCAAGCGCAGACTGTGCATCGGTCAGCAAGTCCGTCGCGAGTGCCATGTCGAACATACCTGCCTGCGCGAACTTCGCGACGCGTGGAAGTGCAGCAACAGATTGTTCGGCGTCCAAACCGGCAGACGCCAGATAGAAGTACGACTGCGCTGCCTGTGTCGCGCTGAACGTGGTCTCCTTTGCCATGTCACGCGCAGCCTGCGACATTTTGGTCTTCATCTCATCGGAGACGTCACCCATGATCGCGAGCGACTGATTCATCGCATCGTCAAACTCGACGAATGCCTTTGTCGCGAATGCACCGACGAGACCGGCAGCACCACCGATCTTTACGAATGCGCCTGCCATTTTGCGCGCAGCAGCATCGGCATTGAGAAGACCGAATGCCATTTTCTCCGAACGTGTCTCCAACTTCTTGAAGTCACGAATCGCTTTATTGACTCCCCGACTGTCGAACGAGGAAATAATGGGGACGTTGATTGCCATTAGATAACACTCCCAAATCGACCAAGTGCGGTTCGTGCCTGTCTACCGGCACGTACAGATGCAGCCTGACGCATCGTCGTATCTGCTGCGATCTGCGCAGAATACATACCCTCGATCCGGCGTAGCACACCTTCGACTGCCACCATGATCATCGGCAACGACTTCTGAACTGTTGGCCACATGACACGCGAGTTCGGTCGTCCACGTCGCGCACCATTTAGTTGTTTCACGAATGACCGATGTTGGCTGCTTTGTGCGTTCTTCGCCAAGTCATAGATCGAACCGGCAGCATCGGTCTGCTTGATGCGCAGAATGGTGTATGTGCCGTCCATGCGACGACGTGACGAACCGGTGTCCGCCTTCACACCAGAACGCACCTTGCGAGGCTGGTATCTGGGGAATGATGCACCAGATGATCCAGACGGAAGTCGTCCGCGTTCCGTGCGTCCATACTTCTTCCAGTTCACACCACGCGCGGATTCCCACGGATCATTGGGGAACTCGGCAGCAACGGCTTTTACGACCGGTTGCGCAGCCTTGATTAGATCCTTGCGGATCTCCTTGTAGAGATCTTTCTCGAATCGACGCAAATAGGCGATCGTGGAATCCACCCCATGAACAGCGACGATCTGCGACATGAGACGATACTACAACAGCCGGTCTAGTTCAGATAATGCACGACGATTCTTCTGTTCCTTTGATTGGAACTTGTCCGGATTCGCGCGCCACCGTAGATAGAACAACATCGTGTTGATCATTTCTTCCGATTCACGCAACAAGATCGAAGGTGCAATGCCACTTTCGACAGCGAGATACGCAATCAGGAAGTGGGCGGAGTCTTGTCCAAAGGGACGGCATCACCGTCATCTTCGTTACCGAGTTCGATCGACGCGACCGTCTCGATCCAATCTGGATCAAACTGCGCTGCGGTCTTCTTGTTCCGCTTTTCGCTATGCCACGCCAACCACGCGAGATCGGTCAGACGTAGTTCCGACTCGAATCGCGTAACGCTGCGATTCCACGTGCGCTCGAACGCGACAAAGTCCGCGAACACGGCTTCGATCACGACCTTGTTGCCGTCGTTGTATTCGACGGTCATTGCGATCTTCATCAGATCTCCTTCTCAGTTGTGGTGTTTGTTACGAAGTCGCCTTCGCGATCGTTCCACCGGTGAACGTCAGCGTCGTCATCGACAACTCGCCAACCGCGCCAGCAACCGGAGTATGCGATGCAAGGAACGCGCCGGTGATGGTGTACGACGGATTCGTTGCGCTGACCGCATCGGACAACGGCTTGATGACGAGAGTGGTTGTCGTGCCGACCAGCGGATAGATCGTTGCCTCGACAGACGATGCAGCGTAATCCTGCATGAGTGCCACTTCGACAGAAAGATTCTGCAAGCCACCGGTGAAGTTGTGTCCGGAATCTCCGAACGCAGTCACCTCGACGCTGTCCACCTCGTAGTTGATGGTGACGCTGTTGGCATGATCCGACAGCGAAACGCTGTTGATCGAAATGTCTGCGTCGGTGAGAACGATCTTAGCCATTGTCTTTCGTGTCCTTTACGGTCTCGTCTGTCTTCTTGATGTTCGCCACCGGCTCAATGTGTCCGCCGTCGATCAACGCTGCGATGTTAGCACCATCAAGTGCCTTCTCGTCAATCGTCTGTCCCTTGTTTCCGATCACCAATCTGTCGGAAAGAATCTTGTATGTCTTCATCTGGATCCTCTATGCGTGAACGGTCAAAGTCATCTGGATTTCCAAGAACTCCGCGCCACCCTCGCTGAGACTTGTAACGTCTGCCCCCGATGTTAGCACTAGCGTCTGACAAACTCCACCAAGTGTCTTGTCTCCTTCGAGACACGCACGAACCGACTTTGCGCCGTCATAGGACAGGTAATCATCGAGTGCCGTGAACGCGGTGCGGTCGGTGTATCGACCGACGACGACATGAATCGTCCAGTTCATCACCACGTCCCCACCATGAAACGCGCGGTGATAATCCACTTGATTCAGTTCCGGATACGCGAACGGTGGTGTGTTCTGCTGATCCGGCTGATACGCGAAAGTGCGGAGACCGGAGATCGTCGCGAGGCGCGTTTTGAGTCCGTTCGCTACCTGTGTGACGGTGGCAGGCATTACGCAACAACCAACTTGCGGTATGGCATCAGTAGATCACGAACGTCAGGATCCACCGCGCGCACCTGAATAGCCATGTCAGCAAATCCCACGACGCCAAGAGCAGCGTTGTAGCGAGCGAACCCACGCATAGCGAGAAGAACACACGCCTCACGAACATCGTCGGGAACAGCCGACCAACCGAACGTGCCTTGTACGCGAACAGATGGACGATCCGGATCGTAGAACAACGGAAACGTCTTGCTGCCGACAGCCACGATTCGCGTGTATGGAAGTCCGGTAACAGCGGTATCTGTTGGATTGAGCAGGTAGTCCGACGCAGACCACGTCGTCGAGAATGATCCGTCTCCGGCATCATCGGTAGACAACGTAAGCGTAGACGATGCGAGTTCCGGTGTGGACACGGTGTAGGGGAATCGCGTGTAGAGATCGACTGTTGCTGCCTTCTGATAGAAGAACCGCTGGCAATAGCCGTCGATGCGTCGAGATGCACCCTCGATCGCGTTCTCCAACAGCGCGTCATCATTGTTATCTGTGAGACGTAGTGCTGCTTTGATCTCCGCGAGTGTGCAATAGCCGTTGGTGATTGCCACGGATCACACCTTGCGCTTTGAGGCGCGCGGAGTGACTGCTCGTTCCGATTCCGGTTCCACAGACGACGTTTCCTTCGTCATCAGTTTGTTCTCGAATCCGAGTTCACGCAATGCGTCATCAACCTGCTTGACACGGTCTTTGAGTCCGCGACGCACGTAGCCTTCGCGCTCGATCAAGAGTGCTTCGATCTGACTGGACATGATTGTTCTCCGTTCTATGATCGGCTGCTAGTCCCCACACTAGCAGCGCGATCATTCAGAACGATTGTCAGAACGTCGGGGTGACGAGTCCGGTTCCGCCGATCTTCGCCCATGCGTTCGGGTAGCGGTTCGCCGTGTATGCGACGTAGCCGTACACGATCATCGTGACGTCGAGTTCCGCAGCCTTCGGCTGCTCGAAGCGCAGGAACATCGGCTCGCCTGCACCCTCTTCCCAGAGATGCAGTTCCTGCGAGTTACCGATGAAGATCGTGTCCTCGTTGGTGCCTGCACCCTGCGCGGTCGAGACGTTGGCGTCGGTGATGACCGGCAGACCAGCGATCGAGTAACCGCTGTTGCCGTAGACGACCGATCCGTTGCCAACGGCAACTGCGTTCATCGCACCGTTGCTCACCGGCACAGCCAGCGGACGGTTCGTCGAATCGAGTGCTGCGAGGATCCATGCGAGGCGACGTGGGTGCATCACCATCACGTTCGGACCTCCGAAGAAGTTGGTCTGGATCTTCTGAATCGCGTCCATGATCTTCGGGTACAGTTCCGCGACGGTCGGCGATGCGTCGGTGTAGGTGACGCTCTGACCGGCAGACGAAAGCAGTTCGGCAACGACGTCCGAATCAACGTTCGTGTGGTAAGCGGAGACGAGATCACCCATGACGAGCGAATCGACGTTGGTTCCGCGCTCCAATGCCTGACGCGACACGTTCTGCTGACCAGCCTTCGTCACGACGGAGACGTCCAACTTGGTGTCGTCCATGTTGGTCTCCTGCACAGCAGCACCCTCGGTCTGAGTTGCGACTGCCGAACCGGTGGTCACCTTCGAAATCGAGATGGTGAGACCAGCAGCAGGGAGTTGATGCTTGCGAGCGACGTCGGCGACCGGACGACCGGCGCGAGCGTAGGGTGCAGCCAACTCGGTGAGGTACTGCGGAACGATGAGACCGGCGAAGTTCGCGGACGTGACGTCACGACGCTCGACCTTCTCCTCGTTCATGTGGCGCGCGAGACGCTCTTTGGCTGCGAAGTCATTGTTGAACTGCGCTGCGTAGGCGTCGGCGACGAACGAGTTGCTCGAACGCACGTCGTAGGTACGAGGCTCGGACTTGACGACGGCAGCACCGAACTCGATGCCGGTCTCCTTGCGGATTTCCTTGCTCTCGGACGCGCGCTGTTCGAGTTCGACGTGACGCTTGATCTGCTCATCGAGTGAGCGCACCTCGTCGAGTGCGACGGCGATCTCGCCGTCTTCCTCTGCGGTCAGTTCACGCTTCTCATCGGAAGCGATCGCGGTGATCTGCTCTGCCTTCGCCAGAAGTGCATCGCGCTTTTCGGTCAGGGTCTCTGAATACGACATTGTGTTTCTCTCCGTGTGTGGATCGGTTGATTGTGGTGTCGCATAGTGACCGCGCGAAGTGTCTGAGACGGCTTCCGGTCGGCTGTGCTATTTCTGTCGAGCAATCTCAATCTGCCTCTTGCGGAGACCGAGCGTGTTCGGCGATTGGATAGTAGCAACATCTTGCATCGCGCGCAACTCTGCGACTGTTGCTTCGTAGGCAGGGAATGTCACGACCGACACGTCGAACAGTTGCACTTCACGCAGTTCACGTGTCGAGCGATCCTCTGACCAAGAATCCTTGATGGTGCGGAACGCGAAACTCATCTGCGAAATGTCGCCACGGCGCAACGCAGAAATCAGACGCGCTGCATCTGGATTGGTCGGATCGAGATCGGATTCGACCAGAAGACCACGGTCATCTTCGCGGAGAGCCAATGTGCCGGACGTCGTTCGCGCCAGCGGTACGCCTTCATGGTCGATCAAGAGACGGACGTCTGCACCATCATTCAGGGTCTTGGTGAATGCGCCACGCTTGACG